GTAACCTGATGGTAGCCGTCGACGATGCCGACGGCGATAGACTCGAAAGCCCGTTTGTGAACAGCGCCACCGAGATGCTTGAAGCCGTTAAGAAGAGCCCTTTGCTGTCGGATCGTAGATTCATACTTAAACCATGTTCTAAACTCGTTCGCGACCTTGTTAGTCTTGCGCAGCTTAGGACATACTTTGAAAACAACAGCTAAGCCGCCGAGAAGTTCAGTTCTTATATCTATATCCGAAGGATATGCGTCCTGAAGCAGTTCTGAAGCCAGCTTTACATTTTCAAAGTCAGCTAGCTTTATCGCTTTCCGAAATCCGGACACTTTAACGCGTGGTCCCTTGCCCACGGTGCCGTGTTTCTTATCCGGAGCGCCATATACTGACAAACCACATTGTATAAGATCCTGCCTTGTAGCAAGCGCTTCCGGTTTAAGGCTGAGGACTTCATGGATAAAGCACTCTTCCGTATTAATATTCTTTCTTTTGTATCGATTAATCTCCGTAAAGATCTTGTGATATTGTATCATATCATCTAATTCGACTCTCCAGGCATCCATGTGCTTGCCAGGAAAGCAAAGCATCCACATGTGGCGGCGGTGATCGCCATCCAAAGTATACGTCTCGCCAATGGATTTGATATGAGCAACAGTGGGCAAAGACCACTTAGCGTGATCGAATCCGCCGTTCAAGTATCTAGAAAGAGTCGAAGCCAGGGTGTCCCTGTTGACACTCGACTTAATCTTCTCGGGATCAATCGATACAAGCTTTCCGGGTTGCCCGTTAGTGGTTTTGGTAAGATTTTTGAGGGTCTTACCTGACCCTATAATCTCATTAGACATTGTTAGTACCTCCGCGGTGTAAATGTCCACGCCTAAGCGTGATATTGTAATATGTCAAATTTTCTTGCCTTCGTGGCGTGTTAGGTATTGACAAAAAACCTTTTTTTGAAATTTGGTGAGGCAACCTGATAACCCTGTGCCTCCCTGTGGGTCAAGAGTGAATGAATATAGCTATTGCTAACTATTTGCTAGCTGGTTGAACGCTGCGTCCACCGAAGAAGCCTCATTGTACTTCGTTGTTTCGGAAGAGTTGTCCTCTGCCACCTCATCGGTTGAAAGATATTCTTCAAGAATAGTTTCAACATCAGAAGTTGACTTGCGCTCAAACAGGGTATCAAAATCCGGAATTGCATCCAAAAGTTCTCGACACTGGTCGTCAGTCATACCCTCACATAACGTTGAGGAGCGACGACGAGGAGTGAGCTTCGTCTGCGGGAAATTTGCACCCGGCGGCTTGCCATAAACTAGAGTCAGGTCGGTACCAGCCTCAAGGTCAGTAATATCACCATATTCAGGATTCAGAACGAGTTGCAAAAGCGTCTCGTATGCCGTCCTCCCATAGCCCCAGATGCGAACACCGGACTCTTCCTCTCCGCGGACAAACACGGGGGAGAAGAACCTTTGGCGGGCAAAGAGACTCTTTGCCATCTTTACGCTCTCTGTGGTTCCCTCTTGATAAAGCTTAAAAGCAAAATCACAAACGGGACAAGTGTCACCAAAATTCTTCTTGGGGCACAAGAATCCTGGGTTGTTTCCTACGTTATAGTGAAAATAGTTCTCCTTGAAGGGATCTCCGTCTTCCGTAGGGACGATTCGGATAACCTGTTCGCCATCCTGCGGTCGCCAAAAGACCGAAGAGCTTCCGCCCCCTCGCGTCTGTGCCGCAGCGAGCTTAGCTCGCATCTTTTTTAAATCAATAGCCATTGTATCCTCCTAGTTGTTGTGGGTGGCTACCCTAAAGTGTGTTCGGCAAATCTCCCGAACACCTAATCTATATTATACTCGTTAAACATCAAAGTGTCAAGCTGAATTTTGCTAGTATATGAAATAACGTATCCATAGTTTGCATCGTATTGAGTTTCATATACGCCGTAAGACGCTCTCTTCTTCTCTTGTGTACTTTCTTTTACTCTTTCTTTGATCTTCTTAAAAAGCGAACCATCGTTCTTCAGTGCGCTCTCATTGATACCATAATAATACCTCTTTTCGCGGGTAATGTCAAGGGGAAAAAAGTATTTTTCTTTTCCAGAGTCGACATCAAAAACCCCGAAGGTCGCGATTCGTGCAGATTCTAAAATCTGAGAAAATGTACTTACGACGGGAGGAATATTTTGGAATATATTTAGCATATGAACTGTTGATACAATTAATTCATTCAATCGGTCATAATAATTAGTTACTGGTACTTCTCCTAGAATCTCTTCCAGCTGTAAATTTGAAATTAAGTAGATTTTCTCAAAAACTGCTGATCTGGCATATTCTTGCAATATCCCGAAAACAAGCCTTTCTTGGAGCCGCCTTGTCTCGCTTAAAAGGTCTGAATCCGGCTGAATATACAATATGTTGATTCTGCAGTGCTGCAAGTGGTGTAGTATTTTGAGAGAGGCGCCAGAAATCGTTCCAGAGCCACCAACAACAAATAAAACTTCTCCAGCCACATCTTTAAAGAAATCTTCCATTGGAGGACACTTGTCCTCACACTCTTTGTGGCTGTTTACGGTAGGGAAATTAAAACAATTCTGACCGGTCAAGCCTATGTCAATTTTATACGTTTTGTACTGCGGGTATTTCGCAAATGCATCTGCGATATTGCACCCGGCAGAGCCCAAACCAATAACTGTATCCATTAGCTCTCAACCCACTCCAAGATAATCCGCTGTTCAAAGGCGCCGCGAGTGACTCTCTTCGCAATTTGCTCTGCTCGGGTGTCGCGGTACTTCTCTTGACCTAAAATTGTCTCCAGGACCTCAAGAATATCCGCTGCCTCTTCAGAACACGGATTTTCTAAAAATTCGTTAACTTCCTCAAGAAGCTTTTCTCTAAGCTTGGCATAAAACTCTTCTTCCTCGGCTATGTGATAAACACACTTCTTGTCAGCCTCTTTAATGATTTCGGGTATCCTATCTCTTACTAGCTTGTTATATTCCACTTAAGTTCCTTCATTTCTCCGAAATTTTTACCAGCCTTTACAGTGGCCAGAAAATCTCCAAATTTTGTCCGCGAAAAAATTTTGTGAATTGACGAAATGAGGCCGCGGTCTTCCTCTGAGAAGTCAATCACTAGACTATCATGAATCATGAAAGATATAAAGCTCTTTCTGCCTTCCAACAGCTTGTTTACCTCAAGCGCCTGCCTAAGAAAGATATCTGACGTTGTTGACTGCACAAGATAGTTCACTGCATGAAACTCGTCTGCCTCGATCAGTCTCCCGAAAGGGTTCACAACATGACTGCCATTCCAATACTTTTTCTTAATAAGCTCTCGATTATATGTTCTGTTGGCAAGATAGTCTTTGGACTCTTGGTTATAGAGCCAAGCGAATATCCTCTTCTTCGCCTTCTCCCTGGTGCCAATGCCACGGTAAACATTCTTCAAGTTCCACTCGTGCATGTCCTCGTGGGGCTGGTCCTCGCCCAGAAGGGCTAGCAGCGCACGGAGTTCGGCAGCGTTAAAATCTAGTTCAACAAACCAGTCGTTCGCAGGCGACAAAACATTCCGATAATCCTTGTCCATTGTAAGAATGGGAAAGCTGTCTTTCTCCGTCGTCAGGCGACCAGTTTTGGTGCCAAATACGTTGTACTTGCATGCGTGTTCAACTCTATTTAGTTTTCGTGCAAACTGGCGGGCTCTAAACTCAGCCAACCTCTCTTTGAGAGCAGCCGAATCAATGTGAAGTCTGTTTTGTTTAATTTCCTCAACCATCTTTGTTAGCGAAACCAAAAAATCATAGTTTTCAGGCTTGCTGTGGGTCTCAAATATGTGCTCAGTAATTTGGTTCTTGATGTCGCAAAATTCTAGAAGGAACCGGTTTGGAACAAGGTCAAAAAAGCAATGGTCAAGAAGAGAAATCTTTGCCGTTACAAAAGATCTGAAGTGTGCCTTCAGCTTTGCATTAACTTTGGTCCACTCATCGCGGAGATGGTCAGGGCAGGCTTCGTCCAAAAGCTTGCCACCACAATACAGTTTGGCGTACTGAATGTTACGATCCTTCAGGTGAGCTGAGTAATTCCAAGTCTTTGTCGCGCTGTCTGGCAAATCACCAAAGTACAGCTCGCCACTTGAGAAGTAGCCTACGCACTCGCTCTTGTCGTCTAAGGTCTGAAAAAGCACTATCTCTCTTCTTCTGGCTGCTGTCGCAGGAATGTCTCCGGGTAGTAGTAGCCCTTTGTCTTATCATTAATATAATCCATTGCGGAGTAAAAGTCAACATATTTATAAATTTTTCTTGCGCGAGTTGATACGTGCCTCAATGTTGACTCGTCCCAATTCAATTCCATCTCCTGGGCTCTCAAGCGAGCGTAAACCCCAACCCAGAATCCCGTATCATATGCATCATAATATTCCTCAAGCGAAAGACCGGCACGAAAACCAAAGGTTGTCTCGGTTATGCCAGCTTCGACCGTAGAAACTGTCGCGACTTTGGCACCTCTGACCGTAGGTATTACTACGGTAGGGTTTGCACCAGCAAAAGCCGTGTAAAAGTCGTAAGCATATGAGCGAAGCTTTCTAAGATCACTTAGGTGGGTTGAATAATAACACGTATTAAAACAATTGTACTTGGTAGTCCCATATTTTTGCATGTAATTCAACATGGTCGATGAAAACACATCTGCTATCAGTCTCCAAGGTGCATTTTTATCAACCACAAATCCATACAACCTCGCCGCATTGGCATAGAACTCATAATTCGGATCTTTAAGCCACGACCTATACTTCGCGGGGTCGGCATCGTGAGATTGCTCGTCAAGCTCAATCATCAATCCGCTAACCAGTGGCGTACAATACTTTGAAGTT